GCATGGATAGCAGGCGGTATCCGGGGAATAGTAACCGGCCCGCCCTCCAACCTGCCCAGGCTGACCTTATCCCTTCTATATTGCGGTATTATTGGCATAGCTTAATCTCTTAATAATGATCTGTATTTAATGTCAGCTACCTTTGACGCCCCTGTTAATATCGTGGTCCCTGCCTGGTATGCTCCACTCCGTCCCGCCTGTGCGCCCTTCATCCTGTTTAAGGCCGCCCCGGAGCGTAAAACGTCCGATGTGCTTGCCCCCTCGATGGCGGCGGTATCCGCCCCTGTCCGGGACTGCCAGGCCTTGTATTTCCAATTATATGCCTCTGTCTCACCCCGGTGTAGTATTCCCAAGCGATCGTTATCCACCTCCATCATGGTCTGGGCCAGGACATCTATTGGGGTCCCCTCCAGGAGAATACCCGCCTTTCCGTACCTCGCCTTTTGTGCGGCTATCAGCCGGCGGCCCTCTTCGCCTTTTTCCTTTGCCTCCTCTTCGGCCTCTGTCATGGCCACGGCTGCATTATACTCTGCGAACTCGGCCTGCTGTCCTGCGTAATCCGCCTCACGCTTTGCGTTATACTCCGCCCACTCGGCCTGGTTCTCGGCCACAAGCGCGTTATATTCGCCTGCCTCTTGCTGTGCCTTTCCCTGCTGGACCTGGCTGTATGCAGTCGTAGCAGCGCTGAGGATCGTCGCAATGACTATAAATATTTCAAAGCCGCTCATTTCTCTACCTCGAATCTCCCCTGACATCCGACATCTGACATCTGACATCTGACATCTGACCTTAATCCCCGGTTGTGGCCTTCACCACAATAGACAGGATGGTTAGGGGTAATGGATCATCCTGGACCACGGTGATGTGGGCATCTTTTTCGTACCCTCCCGGATAGTGTATCTCCGCATCTCCTGTAAAAAGATTGGTGGTGCCGCTTTCGGTCTCCACCTCCAGGAGATTATCCGCGTCCGGACCTGCCTGAAAATTCTTTGTCTTATAAAGCCGAAGTATCGCCTTTGATATCCGCTTTATCCTGCCCTGGGACGTGCCGCCGTCCTCTGCGGGCGCCTCCAATCTCATGGTCTTTAGCGTAGCGGTATAGGGCAGCCCTATATGGACAGTCGATGCCGCATCCGGTATTGTCACCCCGCCCGATCCATCGACCGTGATCCCGGATACCACTTCACCGCCCGCCAGGGCATAAACCGGCATGTTCCTCAGGTGGGTGGCCCCGCTCAAAACAGTTGCAGGGGCTCCCTCATAGCTGATAGAGCTATCCAGTTGTATGGCGTCGGCTAATGATTCGGATGTAAATTGCGGTCCCAGGACCTCCACAAAGCGGCTTACCGCGCTGTCGATCTCCCGGCGGGTAATAACATAAAGATCATCTTGCATATCTCCGGGAATAACTGCTGCGCTCTCAAAATAGCCTTGCGTGGTATGCCGGTGCCAGGCAAAGACCTCATGCTCCGGAAGATAGGTCAAGGCAGGGAGCACGCCATCCGCCCGGGTGGCCCATAGCGTGCTGAAAGGGTTCTGCTGATATACCAGCTCTGATACGCCGCTCTCCGTGATATGCTCCGCCAGGACGTTCATGTCCGGCGCTACATACCCGGCGCTCTCCCAGTTATAGGCCAGTTTTCTGATCTTTCGCCTGGCCCCCTGTATAAACAGGATATCCTTACCGATATGGACCGCCATCCGGTCATAGGACCCGTATACTAATTCCCGTTTGGCCGTGATATTTGTCGGGGTAATAGGGTCGTCCGGATCCGTGGCGCTGATCCGCCATTCGCCGGCCGTCGTGCCCAGGGTCAAATAAATGGACGGTACCAGCCACTGGATGGCATTAACCTGGTCTGATGCCAGGGTCATGATGATGGCGTCGTCATCCGCCACACCGGTGGTAAAATCGGTAAAATCCCCTGATTTGGAAAGCCATGCCGTGTTTGGCTCCGCATTGGTATTGGCAAATATCAGGCGATTTTCATGAAACGTGCAGCACGAGGGGTAATCGTTCACCCCGGTAAAGGGATCGGATGTAAATGCGCTGGCCCCGCTTATCGAGGTAATTGCAAAGTTGGTATGCCCGCTTCTCTCCATAATATAGACGTCATGATCCGGATGGGTCAGATACATCACATCTGCCGACTGGCAGTATTTCAGATCGTCTAAATCCTCATCTCCGTATGGCGATACAATCTCATAGGGGCTGCCGCCACTCTCCCACAGGACCTGGCCCTGGTCCGCGAAAAAACGGATATACTGATCGCCAAACTCTAAAACATAGGCCTGTTCCGTGCTGAATTTAAAGGGGATAAGGCGGGCCTGCTTTGCCGAAGTCTTTGTCTCTGCAATGTATTGAAAGCCCGGCCTGACCGTTACCGGGCCTTGCGGGTACACAAAAAAATTCTCCAGCTCAATACAGCCGCTCTGATATTTTGCCATATCAGTGCGGCCCGCCATCAGCGGAGATATCTCGCCTGCAGTAAAATTGGTTATGATGATATGGGTGCTAAGAGCATGGGAGCGTGGAGCAAAAAGCGGGGAGCAAAAAGCCAGAAAAGATATGATTAATAAGATGATATTTCTTTTTTTCATTAACTTCTTCCCGCCGTCTGCCAGCTGTTAAGCTCTCTCTCATCAACCTGTTTGCCTTTCCGCGCCTCGATGGCCATCACATTAAAGATAGCCTTATTGAGCTCATTGCCGACCTGGAGGGTCAGGGTCTTTGAGTCTGCCAACTTTTGCGCGAACACATAGGCCAGGGTGAGGTAAAGAATCCTAATAAAGAGCGGGCTGAATTTGGTCGTATCCGTTATCTGTGCAATATATTCCAGATCAATCTCGTCATCGCTGATGAGCAGATACTTCTCCTCGATGTCATAATCGGCATCGCTGCCATAGAGTTTCCAGTCCTTCAAAAAATCGGTTGGCAGGCTGAATGCATACTCAAACTCAAAGGGCGGTCTGAGCCTCACCTTGCCGCCCGATGTATAGGCTCCAAACCCGGCCCCGTCCACACCTAAAAGCTCAAAAGTATCTGTGGCCACGCTGGCGATGCGATAGGTGACGGTGTTTAGATCGGTCATACCCTCCACATCGTAAATGTAAACGTGGCGGTAATCGGTAAAGCCGTGTGAAGCGCATGTGATGACAACGGGATTAGCCTGGGTGGCCCCGGTAATATCCTTAATTTGGTCCTCGACATCCAGGTTGATGCGGCGCTTGGCAAACCGCCAGGGGAACATCTCCAGGACCTCATCCCGCTTCTGTTCATAGAACAGGTTGGAAAGCCGGCTCGGCTCATCATCACCGGTCAGGTTAGGCGGGTCGACGGTATCCGTGATCAGTCCCCCTCCGATCCTAACAAGAGCCATGTTGCATATCTCTTTGGCTGAGGCCATTTTTTACCCTTTGCTTTTTTTCATTTTGGGATAGATCGCATCGGCGGAGTTCGCAGCCTGACCTACAGGCTCGATATTGCATTTTGATAATTTTACCGATAAATTTTTCCCGTCATTCCATTCATATTCGTCTTTACTGATGACCTTTACGGTCCCTTCCAGGACAACCCTTACCTTGCCGTCAATAGTCACCTTGTCAAACCCTTTTGGCTCTACACCCGACCCTTTCGGGAATTCGAGGCGCAGCATAGGCGGCTCCTTCTTTTTCTTTGTGGCCATAGTGGTCTCCTCTCCTTTCATATCTTTACGCGCCGTGAGTCATTGCCTCTTTGCTTGCCAGAAACGGAGGAAGATACTTTTGATTCTCCTCATCTATCTTCTTGCCGGCCTCGAGCTCGTCCATCTCGTCCCGGATCAGCTTGAAATGATGTGGGACCTCATCGCCCTCGAATGCAAAGAAATCATCACCCGGAATATATACCCTGCGGGTTGCCGGTCTTTTGGGGCTGACAACATGATGGCATTTCTTGATACACTTGAACCTCAATCGCTTTCTGGCCGGCGCGGGGGACAGGACCGGTTGGATTTCCCCGACCTTTTCATCCAGCGCCTTTTCCCGTACCTCGATCTGATCCAGGTGATCTTTGAGCATTATCTCCCTATCGTCCAGGGCGCTCTTTTTTGTCTCGACCTTTTCCTCTTCTTCCTGCAAGTCCCGCTCCCGTTCCTCTACCTCGCTCTGCCGCCGGGCGATATCCTCCTCCAGGGCCGCTAATTCCAGCCCTCTGTCCTTAACGTCGTCTTTTTTAGCCATTTTTCTCTCCTCTCTTTTAAATTAGGACGCAGATTTTTGCGGATTTACACAGATTATTTTATTTATTTTTTATTAAATCTTAATTATCTGCGTTTATCTGCGTCCAAAAAAAATGGGGCATGGAGAAGGAATTTAACTCCCCACTCCATGCTCACTCACCTACAGGCCGTCAAAAAAGCTGATCTTGTCGTAATCATTGGTCTGTTTGTCCAGGACAACGGCTGCGTCAAAATTCCCTGCGGTAAAGGGCCCGGTGGTTACGGTGTAATACAGCCTCACATACCGGTCCGTGTTCTCCGGTATGGGAGGCAGCTCGACCTGGTAGCCCGCTACCAGCGCTGCCACTGCAAGGGCATCAGTAACCCAGTGCGTTGTATAGGTGCCGAATGCCTCGGCATCGCTGCTCTGAAGCGATATGGTCAGCGTGCCAGCGCCTGCAGCGGTAAATGTGGTCGTTACAGCGGCGTGGATGGGAAGGGGACGTCCGGCCCCGATAAAATCGGTTTCGGTATCCCATATATCTTCACTGTCATCCGTTACCGTGATGGCCTGCGCATTACTAAACTCGTTATGTCCATCTATCAACATTTTTATTTCCTCCTTTTGAAAGGAATTTTCGGTTTAAAATCTCTTAAGACCCTGAGCCCTTCGACAGGCTCAGGGTCTAACGACAATTAACAATCATCAATCTTCCATTCGACTCTGCTCATGGTCTAACGACAATCTCTTACGCTGCCACCAGGGCGGTCTCGGTGTTCAGGAGTTGATCGACCTTGCGGATCGGGATACCCCAGAACTTTGTGACCGGGTTTCCGAAGGCGTCATCGACCTGGGTGAAAAAGCGGTTGTTGCTGTCGGACGCCGCTATATCCATCTGGGTCTTGATCGTCTCATTCACATAGATGACCGGCTTGCAGAGTTTCATGTTCGGTATCTTGTTGTATGCCTCGATCAGATACTTATGCTGAAACGTGTTGTCAGGGCCTGCGGTCTCTATATTGGCTACCCTGACGATATACCGCCAGTCCTTCACGCACAGCCCGGTCTTCCACTCCCACCAGCTCACAAACGCCAAGAACTGCCCTGTCGGAGTCTGATCATCGTCCACCAGGATCGGCTCCCCTTTACCCACATCGCTATGCTGGATCCCTGCCTTGGAGCCTTTCGGGAAAATCATATGAACGGTATTCTCTCCCCAGCCTACCAGCCAGATACTCGTCACATCACTGCCGGCCCCGCCGTTATTGATCACATTGGGGGCATCCGAGTAAGGGTACCTGGCGGCCAACCCCAAAAACTTCTCCGGGGTCAGGTCCGTGTCATTATAAAAAATACCGCCTGCCAGGTCCTGATTCATAGCCTCGATGTAGGGCTTCTCCTCTGCTAACCTGGCCAGGGTAGTGCCGCCGTTCAGCTCCACAATGCCCTTATCCGCCTTGGCCAGGGCGCTGAGCATGCCGCAGGTGTCTGTAACCTGCACGGTCGTAAACTTGCTCGGCTGGATCCCTCGGTTTAGCTTCCGCCATGTGACGGTCGGAAGACCGGTCAAAACCGTGGTCTGGTGTCCGGTCGGGAGATTTCCCTCTTTCCACAGGGCGTCTTCCAACACCTCGTTGGTCTCTTTAAGGATGTCGATTACCTGGGCTACCTTGCCGTCCGGGTCCAATCGCTTGGCCCAGTCTGCAAGGGTATATACTGTCGTGCCGATAGTTGCCATTTTTGCTATCCTCCTTCTTTGCTTGCCATTTCAGGATAAAGTTTATCGGCCGGGCTCTTCTCCCCTGCTCCGCCTGCGCGGCTTCCGGTCAGGAGTGCATCCTCACCGATCAACCCTTTCAGTTTTGCGATCTCGGAGGAGATATTAAAACAAAACTCCACCAACCGGGGATTGTCGCCCAGCCCGCTGCTGTCTAAAAATTTTACAAAGTCCTCGCCGCCATGCTCTTGGGCGATCGCCATTGCATTCTCAGTGTTCGCCGAATAATCATTTCCCCACTTTCCCTGGAGGGCGCCGACCTGGTCATCGTGGTATTTCTTGCGCTGTGCCTGCAAGTCTCCAAAAACCTCGACGGCCTCATCGTTATAGGTCTTAAACAGCTTCTCGCCTACTGCCTTACTGAGACCCAGGTCGTGTATTTTTTTGCGGTATTTTTTCTCCCGCTCCTTGTCATACGGCATGCCCTCCGGGAGTTGCGGCTCCGGTAATTCGTAGCCGTCCGGGGTTTCGGGTCTTCCCGTTTTATTATAAAAGGTTGCCCGATCTTCATCGGTGGCATCTTCCCCTAAAAGCTGGACAGAGTTATCGATCCTTCCATTAAGGTCAACATAGCTCTTCCCGAGGTCGCCTATGGTTTCGTGCCGGGTCAATGCTTCGTTGGCCTTGAGGTCGTCCGGTAATTGCGCCATCCATGCGGGTGGTGTGCCGCCTTTATTTTCCTCTGCCATCGTTATTCTCCTCTCGTATCTTTAAAGGGTAAGCATTCGCGATATTTACAAATGCGCCTGCAATAACCTGGAAATTCTTTTTCTGAAATACGCCCATATTTCGGAGTAACCTGATCACCATATTCCGCTGTATGCGCTCCTCCTCGGTATCTGCCTCTTCAAAAAATCCGAATTCAAGCATCAAATGGGTCAGCACTCGCACGCCGCTCGATGACCCAAAAACAGCAAGATAATCCTGAGGTGTTACCGAGTATTTTATTTTTTTCTCTTTTTCCATTCGACAAGCTCATGGTCTAACGACAATCATCAATTCCCTTGCGTCAACAAAGCGGGTAAATTCTTTATCAGATTACCCCCGCTCGCCTGATCTATCTCGGTTATGGTCTTTGCCCCTTCGAGCCCCTCCATAAGCTGCGCCTTTTGCGCCTCGGCCTGCTCTAACTCGGCCCTGACCTGCCGCATCTTCTCTACCTCTTCTCCGGTCCGGGTCGCCTTTTGCGGGAAATTATGGGCGTCAAGTATCTCCCTGCCCGTCTCATCAGCGTTCACGATATCTAAGACCTGCGGGAATAACTCGGCCAACGGTTGCAGTGCCAGAAGGCCCTGGGTAATGCTCTGCGTCTTAAAGAGCTTCCGTTGGATCTGCGCCAGGGGGCCTAAGTAAGTAATGCCTATTGGACTTGCGCCATAATCCCAGTAGATCTGTGGGACCTCCGGTAATCTACCGGCGCTGTATTCGAGCTGAAACACCCTGTCCATGTTCGGGTCAAGGCAATCCTGGTTAAGCCTGCCGATAGCGGTCGCCATCAACGCCGCCTTCTCTCCCATCCGTTCCAGGATCTCGGTGGCCGTCATCTGCCTCTGCGCCCTGGTCAGCATAAGGAAAAAGTCAAGGTGAAAATGCCGCTCGATAACATCCCTGATACGGTCTTCCCTGTCCGTGCCGATCGGGTATTTGTTACCGTCCTGAATCGGGGTAATAACCCGCCGATGATCATCACCGTAATAGCTAAACTCGTGCGGCTTAATCTTTACCTTGCCCTTCATCTCCGAAGGCACGTTATAGGCCGGATCGACTGCCAGGCGGCTCGATCTGAGCATATCCTTACTGATCAGGTTCAACGCCATGATATCGGCCAGGGCGAACATGGCCGGACTGCGGCCGTACGTCTCCAGGCTGCTCTTCCGGTACCGCCACACGTGATAGGGGAGGCTGTCATAACCCCACTCATGGACAATCTTTCTCTCGGCTTCATCGACCCATACCGATGCGAATTTCTTATTAAGCCCATCTAACTTATCCGGGTTGCGATTGGTCCTCGGATAAACAGCGTGAATAAACGGGTACTTTTTATAAGGATCATTCTCAAGGGACCTCTGGATGGCGTCCGATACCATTTTCTTTCCGAATCGTTCCGCCGCCTTCTTGGCCGTCAGTTTTTCCTTTCTGAAAACCGTATCCACTTCGCCGTATTGATTCTCGGCAATATAGATCTGTCCAGGGTGCATGGTGGTAAATACAATCTTTTGCGCCTCCTTGTTCTCCTCCGAGTAGATCGTGGCCGTGCCGATCGTGCCGCCGTCCTCAAAATAGGGTGTCATAGCGGAGTAAAAATTGGATCGCTGATAGGCCCGATACATCCCGATATCCGTCTCCTGCAGCCACGCCCGTATCTCCGGAATATCCTCCAGGTTCTCATATTTCGAAACATACGGCCTCATGGGGCCCCTGGTCATAGCGCCCGGATGCTGATCCGCCAAAAGAGGCTGCACAGGTACCTTCAGCGTATGCATGAACCACAAAATATTGGCCGGGATCAAATGGCCGCTCATGCCGTCCACATACACCTGCACGGCGTAAATAGGGTTGCCGTTATATATCTTGGTGGCCAGCCTCTGCCCTTCGGCCCGCTCCATCTTGATATCTTCCCTGATAGGCGCGATATGATCGGCCACATCCTGCCAGGTATCCTCATAAGGCTCTCGGATGCTCTTTAAATGACCCTGGACCTTTATGAGACTTTCAGCTTTTTGATCTTCTCCGCCCATCTCTCTGTTTCCTCAATGATTTTCCCTTCTTCTGCGGTCGTCTCCACATGGCCGGTGTTGTGGTTTCCTTGGTAGCGTTATGATTGGGCGCCTAATTTCTCCTTTTTTATTGCCGCCTTACCATATACGCCCTGCCCGCCGGTCAGGATGGTGCTGCCGGACCTGGTGCCGAGGCGGCTGGTTTTATCTCCTTTGCCGGATTTTCGTTGCCATTTCCCAGGGTCTGCCGTTTGTGAAATTTCTTTATCGATCCTGGCCCTATTTTGGCCGTTCTGAGTTTCTTTATCATATAGATATTTATACACGGGACTTTGATCATGCACCCATCCGTCTTTAACCTGGTACGTCCCTGTGTCAGGATTCATAAACGATACTTTTCCCCATGAAACACTGTAGGGCAGCGTCCGGAGTGTCTGGCCGAAATACTGGCCATACTTACCCGTTTTGTAGGGATATTTTACTTCATCTTCATATCCTGCCCGTTCCTTCTTTAATCCTGATATATTTTTTTCTGCCTCAATAACCTCTTTTGGTTTTCTTGGTAGGGACATTTTTTATTCTCCTAGCTTTTTTTTAAGTTTTGCCTTTTTGGTCTCCGCCGTCTCGGTCAATAAGCCTGTAAGTATTGTCGATCCTCTGCCCTTTGCCTGGCTCGAAACCTTCTTCTTTGTCTTTTCCAGCTCGATCTTGCCCTCCTCCTCAAAGGGACTGGGAGGAGGCACATAAACCGGGGGCGGTTCCGGCTCCGGAGGAGGAACATACGCCGGCGGTGGTTCCGGGGTCGGTGGAGATTCAGCTCCCTTTAATAGCGCCACAGGACCTCTATAATCGTAGGCCTCCTCATTAATTACCCTGCCGGTGGCGATATCAATAACAACCCTTGTAATTATCTTCATAGTTCCTCCCTCAATAAAGAGATCAGGATTGAATCGGTCCATACCTCATTGACCTTTTCATGGTGCCGGAGAATGCCGTCTTTCCGGAAACCAAACGCCATATCAAAACGAAGTGCCCTGGTGTTATTTTCCCTGACAATCCCGCACAGCTTCTCTAACCGCCATTTCTCAAACCACCAAGGGAAAATCCTCTCCCGTATAAAGGAAATAATACACCTCATGGACTGTATTCCCTTTGGATAGCCTTTTCTCTTGACCATCACGCCATAAGCACTGTGTCCCTGGGTAATGTGCTCAAGGAAACCGAACATCGTAATGGTCCCGTCAAAGAAGAGAGTGAGACTGCTCTGGGCACGCCGGATATACTCAGCCGCAAAACTCTCGCAATCAGCCGGCTCATACCCTAAGTAATCCGCTACAACACCAGGGTGGCCTTTCAGGATCTCCCAGAAGGCTTCGAAGTGGTCATCGACCGTCTGAATCGCCACAATCGTCCCGGATTCGGCTATGATTTCAGGGTCACGGTCCATTAACCGCCTATGAGCTCCGATTTTTGCTGGATGCTGATCTCGGAATCGTGTTGCAGTCGAAATGACTGGATATCGCCCTGGGCATCTACCCGGAATGTGCTTGTCCCTGTATGCCATGCACCATCCGGGTCGAACGCCCTGAGGGTCCCTGTTGACGTAGTGCCGCTATTACTCTCAGTCGGCTGCCAGACATACAGAGGCGTTGTACTCGAGTCAGGCTTTGTAATAGCGAATTCATATCCGTCATTGGCCGCTGTAGGAGTTACCGGCGTGACGGTCAACCCCGTGAGTCCCCAGCCCGTTAACCCGGTCGATGTGGTAGGTAGTGAGCTGTTATAGATAGCCGTCGCATCTATCTCATAGATACTCGCCTTATATAGCGCCGGATCTACAACAAAAACGGAATCACCACTCTCCGTCAGGGACAACTGTAAATAACTTGTCACCTTATAGACACGCGTATAAAGACGGCTGACACCGCTACCCTCTACCGTGGCATCATCTGAACCGCAAAAATCAAGGTTCCTCGTAATATTAAGATCACGAAAACCTCCCTCTTCCCAGGGCTTGGTGGCCGTGCCGATCGTGCCCTTGTTTTTATACTGCGGATTAAACTCATATCTCGCATAGGCCGTGCCCGCCAAAACTACCGCCAGAAAGAAAACAGTCAGAAAAATCCCGGTTAATCTCTTAAAAATTTTTTCCATCTTCATTACCCTCCTTATTTTTTAATTCCGCCGTTTGTTTGTTTCAATCCACGCCCCCGCATGGAAGCGACTTTTAGTCCCTCAAAGGATCCCACTCATTCCGCCTCTCATCAAAA